TAAAGATCTTTGAGCAAAACCTTTTAAAGTAGAATCACTACTTTGTGCAATTTTATTTAATGTTTGTTCTGGAGCTTTATCAAATTCAAGTTCCATTTGTTTAGCACATCCACCTCCTACTGGTCCTCCATTAGCTTGTCCTTTAGCTCCAAAAACTACTTCGCATATATTATTATCATTATTTGTAGCTTTGCTTATTATATTTTGTTTAATTATATTTTGAAATTGATCAAAACTAGAAAATGTTTTTTTTTGAATATCTTTTGCTTGAGTTTCTAATCTTTTAATAATTGCTTGTTCATAATCTTTTCCTTTTAATCCTGCAAAAGGTTCATTTAAAGTTTTAAAAGCTTTATTAAATTGTGATTTAGTAATATTTCCTGCTCTCAAGGAATTATCTAAAGTCATTTCTACTGTATTAATGTCGCTTGTATTAAATCTTAAATTAGTAAAAGGTTCTCCTTTAACTCCTTTAGGACCGTGAAGAATATCAATAGTTTTATATCTAGAACTCCACTTATAACCATCAACTTGAATTTTTTTTACGAGACTTCTTACAGGAATTTGGTCTCCTGGTTTATAAGTAACTCCGTCTATTACAAAAGATTTTTTAAAAGGGTTATCAATTTTTTTATTTTTAAAAGCAGTTGATTGATTAGCTATTTTATACGCTTCTGCAAAATCTTTTTTTAAAACAGAAGTATCACTTAATTTTGCTAAATTATATTTTTTTCCTTTATAACTAAATGATATATCTTTTCCTTTTAAATTTTTTCCAAACCCCCAAGGTATTTCTTTACCTTTTTTATCAAAAAATTTTACAGGACCTTTACCAAGATTTTGATCCCAATTACGAAAAGCAAAATTCATAATAGTATATTTAGGTTGAAAAGTTTTACCAACATCTGCACCAAAAGATATTATAGGTCTTCCTTCTAACAATTCGTCTGCTTTTGTTAATTGATCAGAAAAAGATAATTTGCTTAAAATTTGTTTTGCTGCGCCTGAATCAAGTTTTTTAGCTATAATATCTGCACCTTGATCTTTTATAGTGTTGTAGGTAGGAACTTTTCCTGCTTTAAAAGAATTTGAAATTGATTGAGGAGTAATGCCTGTTTTTTTTGCAACAGTCTTATACCAAAGATCATTTAAAGGCTTATCATCCATAAGCATTCTTTTTAATACAGTATCTATTTTTTGTTCTGTACTTTCTAAAGTATCAATTACTGGATAAGTTCCAGAATTTAATCTATATCTTGCACCTGCTTTTCCTTTTTTATTTGGTTTTCCAGTTTTTATATTAAATTTTATTACAGCTTTTTCTATTATATTTTGTTTAGAAACAAATTTGTCTCCTTCGTTTGCTTTTTTTATTTCTCTTGCTAAATATTTTGAAACTTTTTCAATTTTTTTAACACCTAATGTTTCTTTAGAAGTGTTTGTTGCAATGTCCAAAGCATATCTTGCTCCTTGAACATTAGTAGGGGTAAATTCTTTACCATATTTTGAAGTGGTATAATTTTTATTTAAAATTTTAGCTGTTTCTGAATCTGATAAATCTTTAGATTCATTTAAAATTCTTATTAATTCTTCTATTGTTATTTTTGGTTTAAGAGCCACTATCCCCTCCTAGTGAACATTGAAGCTTTGCCTACTATGTAACAAATAGGTTCAAGTACTTTTCTATATGCTCGACCTAGTAAGTGAGTTTTGCCTTTCATCTCTTGTTTAAGATCATAAGTTCTATGTTTTGCAATGTGCTCTAAAGTTTTCTTAACTACTTTATTAAGTTTGCCTTCGCCTTTTGCAAATTTAACTAATGGTAAGAAGATTGTGTGATAACCTACTTCATATTCTTTAGGTAAGTCTCTTGAATGTTTTAACCAGATTTTATTTCTAAATGATCCAAAGCCGTAAGAGTTGTTCATCATAGTACAAACTATTTTACCACCGCCGCCGCTGTCACTTCCTCCTCCACTGTGAGGTCCGTAACTTCCTTTACCAGGATTTGTAAATCCACCTTTTTTACCTTTTCCGGATTTGTCTGCTCTGCTTGCAATTTGTTTACCAATTAAGTCACTTAAATTTTTCTCTGAATAAGATTTGCCTTTAGCTTTTCTGTCTAACATATTATCTATTCTACTTTGAGTTTGTCTAGCTGATCTATTTGCTTCATACTGTGCTTGAGTATTAGGTCTTCCTGTTGTTGGATTAATGCCTCTCATCTTACCAGCAAATTTACTACCTAAAGATCCAATACCTCTTCCAACTGCACCTAATGCTCTACCTGCTCTGCCAGATGCAATGTTTGCAGCCAGACCTATTCCTCTTAATGCATTTGATCCTGTAAGAAAACCAGCTGGTCCTGCTAACAGACCAAGTAAACCTAAATCTATACCTCTTTTTTCTTCATTAAGTGGTGCTGGATCAAAGAATTGTCCGTAGTCTGGATTTTGTTGCATTTCAATTTGACCTCTTCTTGCTTCTCTTGCATCTAATACATTTTGAAAACCTGGGTCTACTTGACCTAATCCAGGAAAACCAGATAGCCCTCGTTCTTCAGGAGCAATTCTAGAATCATTAAAAGGGTTTCCTCTATCAATTAAATTTTCGTTTATTGGACCTGCAATGTCTGCCATTGATGGTCTGCCAAAATTTGGTGTGCCTGTCATACCCATTTCTTCTGATACAACTCTAGAATCACCTGTAGGATTTCCTAAATCTCCAAGACCTGCGATGTCTGACATATTGGGTCTATTTTGATTAGCATATTCTTGTGCTTCTGCAAGACTATTTATATCAGGATTGTCATCTATTAATTGAGTTAATTCAGGTATGTTTGAATATGTTTGTGGAGTTACTTCTGCATTAGCTAAATTAGCAAAATCTTCCGCTGTCATATTAATTTCATCTGCATTAGCAGGTGTTGGACTTAAAGACATTAAAGCTGTTTGAGCAGGTAAACTTCCCATAATTCCTAAAGCTCTCATTAAATTTCCTGGAGTGCTTCCACCTAAACCTGAAACTGTTCTTCCTGACATTAAATCTTTGGCTCTAGAACTTGTATATGTAGTTCCTAATTTGTTTGCAAGATTCATTCCTCTTGTAGCAGCTTTTGGACTTTGAACTACTTCACTTCCAAAATTACCTGTTGAAAAATTCATTGAAGGCATTGAAAAAGCTCCTTTAGAAGTAACCATACCTACTGGTTTTCCATACCCTGATGCAAATCCATAGTTAGGTGTAGAAAAAACTTGTCCTGGAGCAACACTCATTATTCCTCCGGGTCTGAACCCTTGACTCATAATTGATTGAGCAGATGGAGAGCCGTGATAGGTCATATTAAATCTTGCCATTATACTAATCCTCCGTCCGCGAACCTCGGTTCGGGTTTTTGTATTCTTGTTAATATTTCATCGATGTAGTTGTCCCAAAAAGTGGTGTCATATTTTATATCTTCCATCTCAACGTCATCTGCAATTTTACGTAACACAGCTTTAGGATCGTATTTCATATTATCTCTAACACTTGCAATGTATCTAAATATAGATGACACTTTATCTTCTGGTACACCTTGTGCGATTAAGTCATCGTAGATTCCATTGTTAACTGTTGTTGTAATATTTTCTAACAAGTTACCCATAGAATCATAACCCATAAATTCTTCTTGAAAAAATCTTGGACTGTTTGTAGCAATGTCTTCATCAAGAGTTCCTAATAGTTCTTGTTTGATCGCTGTGTCTGCATTCATATCCGCGGCTCGCGCTAAAGTGGTCGCGGCTCGTTTTCCTTCTGCAACGTCTGTAATTTTTGCAGTGTTCATTACATCTTCATTTTGAATCCCAGCTTTACGCATCTCTTTCATAAATTCTGCAACTTCTCTTCTTTTATCATTTTGTATATCGAAGATCTCACCTGGTTCTCCTCTAGGGTATAGCGAACCGAGGCCTTGGTCTTTTGGTTTTCCTAACTTCTCTGTTAACTCACCAAAAGTTTCATCACCTCTTAATTCTACACCAGGGTTTTGTTGTCTTACTTTATCTGTAAAAGGTGTGTCTGTTACGACGTCACCTGCATCTTTTTGTAATCCTTGAAAATCTCCAAAGATATCTCCTACTACATTGCTTGGTGCAAGTTCTGAAAACTCTTTGTTGATTGTAAATCTTTCGTCTGGAGAAATAGCTCTTGCTCCAGTTGTTGATAAATATTCTGTGACTATGTCTTGAACTTTTGTGATACCTTGTTTGATACCATCTCTATTTTTTAATAGAATCTGAAATAATTGTTTTGTCGCCATTAGTAATACGTTCTCTCTGTTCGCGGTAATGCTTCATCTTTTTCGTCTTCAGGGTGACCAATAAAACCTCCCTGTCTAAAGCGCATTATCGCTTGTGTTGTACTGTCCACCAAATCGTCATTATCCCCATACGGAAATGATGCACATTCTTCAATAACCTCTTCTGCGAATTTTTCGTCCGGCGCCCAAATTTGCCCCGACTCGAAAATCGGAGACACAGCGTTTACTCTAGCGTGTTTGTCGTTACCTTTACTAGGTGTGTAGTTTATAACAGGAATACCCATTTTACGCAATTCAAATGTTAATGGCATTCCAGATGCTTTGGATTCTATTAAAACTGTCTCGGGTTGCCAGTATCGGTATTGTTCAAGAGCTTCTTTACGAAGTTCTGGAAACTCTAGTCGTTCCTTAAATGCATCTAATAATATCAAATTAGCAGGTGAATCGTCATCAGGATAGAATACACCCCAGGTAGTAATAGCAGAATAGTCGGCTGTCTCCTTTTTTAAAAATGCTGTATCATAACTTTGAATGATATGTTGCAATGGTGGGATATATCCTTTGTCCCAAACCTTCCACCACTCACGTTTAATTAATGATCCTTCTTCAGCTGTTGGGTTTTGCATCCACTGCGCGTTCCACTTACCAACAGAGATAGAAGCTTTAACACCTTCTAGTTCATCGATGTTCCAATACTGTGGCCACACAGGTTTCTTTGATGGTAGGATTGCAGGAAACTCTATTATCTCCCATTGATCTGATTTCAATTCTTTTTGGTTCTTTAACAACATACCGGTTAAGTCTTTCATATTCCATCTTGTCATTACCACAACGATTGCGCCACCTGGCTGTAAACGCTGACGTGGTCCTGATGTATACCAATCATAAGCTCGCTCAAGAGCTGTTACATTTAATGCGTCTTGCTCCGAGTGTGGGTCATCAATAATAAGTAAATCCGCACCACGGCCCGTGATCGCAGATCCAACACCGGCTGCATAATATTCACCACCTTGTTCGGTTTCCCATTTACCAGCTGCTTGACTGTCCTCTCGTAGTCTTGTTTTAAAAACTTGCTTGTACACCGGATCGTCCATAAGAGTTTTAGCTTTACGACCGAATCTTATTGCAAGTTCTGTGGTGTGCGTGGATTGTATAATTTTTAAATTAGGTCTACGTCCTACCATCCAAGCAGGAAGTAAAAAAGATGCAAACTCAGACTTTGTATGCCTAGGTGGCATATTTATAATAAGTCTTTTTATTTTACCATTTGCAATGTCATTAAATTTTTCTGAAATTTTTTTGTGGTGCTTACCTTCAATAAATTCAGGCCAAACGTGTTTAACGAATGTTAAAAAATCATTGTGGACTTTTTCTTGTTTGGTTTTTTCATCTAGCTTCATTGCTAGTTTTAGAAATTCTTTCTGCGCGTCAGGCGGCAGTTTGTCAATGATTTCTTGTTTCATATAATTTTTTGCAGAATTTTTTTCACTTCTGTTTAGTTGTCATTTGGTTTTTATAGCATATCTATGTCTAAATCAAACCGTAAAGGTAAAAACTTTGGGACCCCTTTTACAGGCGGGTGGGTGGGCCCAGTGTTAACAAGCATTATCCCAAATGGGATTGGACCCCTATTGTTTGGGGTCCAATGTTAACTGTTATGTTGTGTGATTAGTCTAATACGACCATATATTGTTTAGCGAAGTGTTGTTTAAACCAGTCCAATCCTTTACGAACTGTGTCGTAGTCGCCAAACATTTCGCTGCCAATGATTGCGTCGTATACTGCTGCTGCAAACTCTGGCATTGTTGTACTCTGTCCACTAAATCTATTCTTAACCTCAACCTCAGCTGTTGGGTCTTCTGGTAATTGTACATCAAATGGTAGTTTGTATTCTTTGTTATTGTATTTAATTGTTTTCATAATTATCCTTTCTTGTTTATGTATGGGATATTATACTATTCATTATTAGTGTCAACCCTTTCTATTCTTCTAATTTGACTAGTTGTATAAGTTCCACCACTCCAAGTATTCTGATGAGTTTCTGTTTTTTTTTCATACCATAAATTTGGAGTTCCACCACTCTCTCGTCTGTGTCTGATAAACTCAATCGGTCGACCTTGTTCAATGTTTTCCATATTAGTTTCTAACCAATCAAACTTACATCGTTGAGAGCAAAAGAATTTATCTCCACTTGCACTCCAACCTTGTGAGTCTAAATTTAAATATGCATATCGACCACGAACCACGCCTCTAGATTTTAGAAACCTGTCCTGTGTTGTTTGTTCGTGGCAAGTTGGTCCTTGGCAAAAATGTTTGTTTGGCATTATTCACTACCCCCAACTGCAATTAATGTGTATTGACCTTTAGCAGTTCTATAACCCTCGTTGGCTATATCATAATAAGTTAAAAGTTTTTCGCCACCTTTACTTACCCACTCTCTAGAAAGTTCTGTCCACTTGCCCTTTCTAAATATTCTCTTGTTATGTTTCTTGGCAAAGTAGCCAATCGTAAATGTATCGTTTATTTCTAGTTTCATATTATCCTTTCTTTTGTTATGTATGGGATATTATCATACCCCATACATTAATCAACAACTAATTTAAACTTTCTTCGTATTGTTTTCTTGCCAATATTTTTGCCTCTCTTGTATTAGATGATTGTTTGTTTTTCATACCTTTAATCATACTAGCCAAATTACTTGGATTGTAGATTGTTAGACCTGTTGAGTTAGTTCTAATTAACTCTGCCTCATCAACTTGTATTCCAAGTTCAGTAGCAAGTTCAATACCCTCACTCAAATAACGATATGCTTTCAAGCCAATCTTTAATTGGTCGCATTGTTTTTGAATTGTATCAATCCAACTTTGATGTTTGGAAACAACATTTGCTTTTGCAATTCTCCAAGTTTCAAATTGCTCATACTCATTTTTAGTACAAGCGATTGCTCTTGAACGACAATAAGATGTTCCAATTACATCAAGATAGTATGGGTCATCAAAAGTTTTTGCTATACCCGTAGCACTATTACTATCACTATGATAACTATTACCACTCTTTCCAAGTGCTTTCATACATTCTTCAACGTGTTTTGTCTTATGTGGATTATCTTTATTCTCATTTTGTTGAGCATAGATATCTGGGTTGCAATCCATAGCTTTTAAATCTTCTCTAAAATATGCAACTGCAAACTTTTTACCATCTTCATCACTATACTCACTACCATTTAAATTACCAAACAAACCAAAATCAAAGTGTGATTTAGTTTCTGTTGGTTCGCCCTCATCATCAACACCCTCATTGTGTGCAAAGTAAAAGCATTTATCTTTTGCTACAACATCACAAGGACTTCCATATTTCTTTTTGAAAGTTCTTAATACTGCAACATCTTCTGGTGGATATGCTCTTTCAACAACTGCTTTTGCAAGTGTACTTGCATAAGATTGTTCAGTATTAAAAATCTCTCTTGAACGAAGAAATGCCTCTCTTTCCTGTGTGTCCTCATTCTCAAAAGTATGTTTTATTTTATTAAAGAGTTTGTTTCGCAACTCTGTATTCATTCTTATTTTACTCATCTTGTTATCCTTTCTATTAGTTTTGATATGTGGGAATTTATACTAATCATTTTATTTGTCAAACAAAAAAAGAAAAAACTTTATTTTTTTTCTAGGGAGGGTGGGCCCAAGGGTAACAAGCTTTTATAAATTAATTACTTGTAATTATCCCATAAATACCTATATTAATTTTATGCGTACTAAGTTAAGTTAAACTACCTCTAGATACCCATTGACCTCGTTGGAGTGATTTCCGGTCGGTAAATTTGTCAATCACTCGCGGATTGTTATTGGTCCTGGAAGATAGCCATTGGACCAATACTGATCCCTGAACAGTATTATTAGTGCCTGTAAACTGCAGTGATGATCAGGTGTGAAGAGTACTGTTCTGGGATCAGTCATTATTGACTGTGAAGATAAACACTATAACAGGGTGAGTGCGTAAGGGATCCCCGAATGTTGACTGAAACATACTGCGTCAACCTCCCCCGTAGCATAGTGACTGATCATTATCCTTGAACCCCTGATTTGTGAGCGCAAGCTCACAAGCTGGGATGGTGGGAGGGTGGGCCCGTAGGCCACAAGCATATTAAAAAAAATAATTGTTGACAGGCAGCTACAGCCTGATAGTATGGGATTTTATAACAACTAATAGAAAGGATAATTATGACAGATAAAGAAAAAATACTTGCAGGCCACCTAGCAGCTATGTGCTGTCAGGCTGATGAAGATTGCCCATCTGAATACAGGACTGAGCATTTTAGATCCACGATGGATGATGCTTACGACTATTTAGAAAAGATTGGATACTTTAAAAATGAAAAGAATTAAACACAACGACTTAACACATTATTTCTTGCGGCCGCACAAAGAGTTGCCGCAAGCTTACCTGAAAAGCTGTGAGAAATTTTTTGATGGGCTCAAGCACTCAAGCGCAAAAGTTGACAAGCGGCCTGAATCAGTTTATAAAAAAATTAGAAAGGATAACAACATATGAATATAAAAGAAGCACAAGCAATAACACACACACTGTCGAAGCCTGGCAAGATGCCCGGGTTTGCGTACAGCACACCAGCACACGAATGCAAGACTGGCACAAAGTTACGAGCTGTGAAGGGCAGCGTCTGCGCTAATTGTTATGCGTACGAGCGCGGCCGGTATAGATTCCAAAACGTGAAGGACGCACAATACAAAAGATTCGCGGCGCTCAAGCATCCACTATGGGCCACCGCGATGGCGTTACAAATTAATTCTAAAAAGGTGAAGTATTTCCGCTGGCACGATTCAGGCGACGTACAAAACCTGGACCATCTTAACAAGATCTATGAAGTGTGCAGGCTGTCACCTGATGTTAAACACTGGATGCCGACGCGCGAAGCGTGGGTGAAGGATCACCTGGCCAGCTGCCCTGACAACTTGATTGTTAGATTAAGCGCGCCAATGATTGACCAGCCGGCACCGTCGAGCTGGGTCCACACATCAACAGTAGTTACCAGCGGCAGGACTTGCCCGGCCCCTGATCAGGGCAACCAGTGTAAAGATTGTCGAGCTTGCTGGGACAAGGACGTTAAGAACATTGCATATGGGGAACATTAAAAATTTCGGGGGTTCGGACCCGTACGGTCTTACCAGCCCCCGATTTTTAAATAATTAATTATGCACGTATTCAAACATCCAAAATTTTATGAAGAGTATAGGCGTAGAGCCAAAAGAGAACAAGCCCGCAAGCGAGCCGAGGAAGGTGGGAGGGTGGGCCCGAAGGCCACAAGCTCACAAGCTGACAAGCCCGCAAGCGATCAGGCGTCAAGCGGTTCGCGAACCAACAAGCGCTGAATGTGGTCCCAGTCGTTCATTGCGAGGGAAGGTGTTTCTCGATGGTCCGCAAGCAGACCGCGGATCGAGGAGCTTTCATAAAGTTTTATGTTACCTCCAAGAGGCTCTTGGAGTAGGATAAAATTCCGATTAGTTCTGGTCAAGTGAAACATTTTTTGATGAGGGCTGAAGCTTATTTTTGGGCCTCTAGCTATCTTCATCTCAACCATAAAAAAACCACAGTTATCATTGTATCCCAACAGATCAGGCACACCAAAGGATGCCCAAGATTCCAGTCTTGTCCACTGGATTTTAGGTGTATTTTTTTTAATTAACTTCCAAAATTTTGACTCTGGTTTCACCGGAATTCCTACTTGATAACTATACTAAATTACGGTAAATTACAAGTATGACACAACCAAAAAGACTAACAGAACAACAACGTAAATTTGCAGAATTGCTAGTTTATAATGAGGGTAAGATGTCCCCAGCAGAAGCTGCTTACGAAGCAGGCTACAAGACTAGGGCCCGTAAGGCTGCAGCAGAAATGCGTAACCCAAAATACTTTCCATTAGTTGTCAGCTATATTGGCGAATTAAGGGCAGAAGTAAGGGAGAAATATG